ACCATTTGGTGATACTGTTAAATTATTTGTTTGCCAAGTACCTGCATAATCTGCAACTGATACTATTGATCCTGCTGTTCCAGCAGGTAAGTTCATTGTAAATGCACTGTCTGATGTATTTGCAAAGAACCCATCTCCAGACACTGCAGTAAATGTTGCTGTTTTTGGAGTTGTATCCCAGTCTACAGTCCCTGTTCTACCGAAACCTGTCTGCGTTCCATTGTTCGTGATTGTTGCACCAGCAGGAATTGTGATAGTGTCACCACTATCTCCTAACTGGACTGTACCACAATTTGTTCTTGGACTAATTTTATTTACTTTTACTTCACTCATAATTTACCTATTGAAATTTGTACCTTATTACTACTATACCTGAACCACCATTACCACCTACAGACGGACCACTTAAATTACCTCCACCACCACCGCCGCCAGTATTTGCTGTACCTGCTGTTCCAGCTCCCGATGCACAAGTTGCTCCTGCTCCTCCTCCACCTGGACCTCCAGCACCCGGAGTGTATGACTGACCATATGGTGATCCTCCACCTGCTGCACCGCCACCACCCGCTCTTGTTACAGGCGATGCTGTGATTGATGTTGCTACACCATTTCCTCCTGCTCCTGCAATGGAAGCATTACCAGGTGCTCCACCAGCTGATCCTGCTCCACCACCTCCACCACCAGCATAGCCAGCAGAAGAGCCTCCTCCATTTCCACCACTATTTCCTTGAGATGGACTTACAGGAGGTGTATTTCCTGCTGCTCCACTTTGACTATACATTGCTCCACCACCAGAACCTCCTGTACCTGCTGCATTGTTTGGTCCTTCTGTACCACCAGTTCCACCACCTGTTGAAGTAATTGTTGAAAAAGTTGAAGGACTGCCTGGATTACCAGGGGTGTTTTGTCCACTTCCTGTACCACCAGCGCCTATTGTAATTGGATAAGCTTGTGTCGTAATTGTTACTGCTGTTCCTCCTGGATTACCATTTAATGGACTAGCTGTATAACTATCTGCTGGACCTTTATATTCTCTAAAACCACCAGCACCACCTCCGCCACCATAGTCTCCACCACCATTACCACCTCCTGCTATTACCATATAAGACACTATATTGTTTGCAGCTGTGCTAGATGTATTAGAAACTGTAAATGTTCCTGGACCTGTAAATGTATGAATTTTAAAATCACCAGAAGTTGTAACACTTCCTCCTGTTGCTTCCAAATTAGGATTACCTACAACATTAGATGTTGAATCCTGTATATTTTTCCAACCTTCAGTGTCATCAACATAAACTAAAGTTATTGATTGACCCTCTGTACTTAAACTTACGGGTGCCGCAAAACCACCAAGTTTCTGTGAACCATTTGGTGCAATTGTTAAAGCGTTTGTTTGAAAAGTGTTTGTGTAATCTACAACAGAAACAATATTACCTGCTGATCCAGCTGGTAAGTTCATTGTAAATGCACCTGAAGATGTATCTGCAAAATAACCTTCACCATTAGCTGCTGTAAAAGTTGAAGTTTTAATACTGCTTGTCTGCCAATCTACAGTTCCTGTTCTACCAAAACCTGTCTGACTTGCACCTGAAGCTAAAGTAACTGTATCGCCTGATTTTCCTAGAGTTAGTGTGCTTCCACACTTAACAACCATATTGTTGTCGCCTGTATCTTTTATGTTGTTTACTTTTATTGTACTTGTCATAATTATTGAAATTTATACCTTATTATTACTATTCCGCTACCGCCGTTTGCTCCAGAAGAGGTTCCACCACTACCTCCTCCTCCACCACCAGTGTTAGCTGTTGCTGCATTACCAGTAGAAGCATTACCATCAGCTCCGCCACCAGCACCACCACTGCCACCTCCAGGTGAAGCTCCACCTCCGCCACCACCAGAAAAATATCTTGTATTTGATACTGGACCTGTTGTTCCATTAGATCCAGCAAAACCTGAACTTACTACAAAAGAACCAATACCACCTGGAGCATCTGTAGCACCTGGGGTTGAAGTTCCAGCAGCCCCTGCACCTCCACCTCCTGCACCAGCATATTTTGGACCAGTGTTTTGTGATGTACCCCCATCGTTACCTTGAGGTGGACTTACAGGAGGAGTATTTCCTGATCCCCCTGGACTTATTGTAGAGGAAGTTCTTCCACCTCCACCTCCTGAACCACCACTTCCAGCAGCAGTAGTTCTATCGTTATTTTGCCCTTGTCCACCACCTGCTGATGTTATCGTTGAAAAAGTTGAAACAGCACCTGCACTAGCTTGGTTATCTGGTCCAGGCGGGCTACCTGTTCCTGCTCCACCACCACCAACTGCAATTGAATAAGCTTGTGCACTAACTGGTAAACCTGAAGGACTAGCTAAAGGTGAAGTTAAAGGTGCTGGCATACAAGTTGAATTAGATAATCTAAACCCACCTCCTCCTCCACCGCCAGAAACTGTTCCACCTCCACCAGCCACTACTAAATAATCTACGGTGTTTGAACCTACTGAATTTCCTGCACAAGAAACAGTAAAAGTTCCTGGCCCAGTAAAAGTATGAATTTTAAAATTTCCACAAGTTGATTCTGTACCACCTGAAGCTGTTACAAAAGCAGGATCAACAGCTGCACTATCATTTGTATTTACTGGAACCCAACCTTGAGTTCCATCAACATAAATAAATGTTCTAGCTTCTCTATTAACAGTTAAAGTAGCATTATCTGCTATGCCTTCTATATTAGAACCATTTCTTGCAATTGTGATCGAATTAGTTGCTGCTGTTCCTGCATAATCGGCTATTGCCACTATATCTAATGCACTTGGTGAGGATGGTAATGTAACGGTTCTTGCTGCCGCAGATGTATCTACAAAATATCCTTTACCACTCACAGCACCAAAATCACCTGCTTGAGGAGTAGGTTCCCAGTCTACTGTACCTTGTCTTCCAACTCCTGTTTGAGTTGCACTAGAAAAATTTACTGTGCCTGCAGAAGATAAAGTAGTTCCTGAAGGTAGTGAAACTGTATCACCACTTGCACCTACCGTTAAGGTAGTTCCGCATTGTGGTTCGACTGCATTTACTTCTATTTTTGACATTATACTATTACTAAAGTCCCTGTTATTGTTTGTGTTGCAGTTATTGTAACTGGTCCCGCTAATACTCCTGAATCTAAAGATTGATCTTCAGATAAAGTTGAATTATGCGTAACTACATATTTGGTTGCATCCATACCTGGTGAAATAGTTTTTGTGTGTGGAATTGTACAAAAAACATCTTTTGCACCTGCGGAAAAATCAACAAGATTATTTGAATTAGTTGATGAAATAACTGTTTGTCTTGACAATGTATCAGGACTAGCATCAGTAACTGTACCGATACCAACTTCGAATTCGTCTTGTCCAGAATTTTGAATACAGTAATACGTTTGATTACCCGTACCAATACCTGCTACGAAGCCTATAAAGTCCTGTGAAGCACCAGCTAGATTCAAAGTTCCAGTTCCGGTAGTGGTGCTTGTTTCTTTAACTCTATCATTCAAGACAAGAGCCATGCACCCTCCTTAACTTATTCTTAATATTGCTGCTGTTGAATTAAACGTTGGAAACTGAATTGTAAAAGTTCCCGCAGTTGCAGTTTTGTCTCCACCAAAATTTAAAACAGCCACAGCTTTATTACTGTTTGATGTATTATAAATTAATGCACCACCTACTGTTAAAGTTACTCCAGTAAATGATAATTCTGCAAAATCAACAATTGCAACTCCTGTATCTAATGAAGTTTGTTGACCAGTTAATACGCCACCACCTGATGTGTACTGACCAGTGTTTCCATGTTCACCACTTGTAGTGAAAGATGTTGTTGCTGCTGATAAGTTAGCGTTACTTGCGTATAGTGCTAATTTAAAAACATCACCACCAGATTGTAACTCATGTCCACCTTCAAGTATTTCTTTTTTAAAGGTATTTGCTACTGCTTGTACTATTGCCATAATATTTCTCCTTATAAAATTGTATTCGGTGACGGAGATGCAATTTTTTGTCTTGGTACTCCATCATCGTATTCAGCTCTTCTACGTCTACCCATTTGTTGTATCGCAAAAGCCTGTAAGCCCTCATTATACCTCTCTTTATACAGTTTGTACATATCCATGGGGCCTTTCAAATATCCAAAAGCCTCAACTAACACACCATGCAAAAGCATGGCTTCTTGGTATGTAGCAAGGAATGTATTGTTTGTACTTGTAAAATGTGGAGGAGTAATAATGTAGTTTAATTGTACCGCATATGCCTGATCAGGCACAGGAGCAACTACAATATTATTCTCATCCCAGTTCGCGTAGAATTTTGGCTGACCAGTGGCACCAGAGCCATTAAACTCTGATATGAAACTAGTATCTCTTTTTTCCATATAATTTCTAGCAGATGAAAGATCAGATGAAGCAAAAACTTGTAAAGATCTAATAACTAAAAAATCAGATGGCATAACAAGAAATCTTTTATTAGCATTAAAGTTCGATGTAGAATATTTTCTTGTATCATCATAATCAACCTTACCTGCAATATCTAATTCTGTATTTCTAATAAATTGATCAAGCAAAGTATCAGATAATACATTAGAATCTACCTCAGCGTAGCTCCTTATTTGTGTCAAAAAATTAGAATATGTTATAGCCATTATGTTGTAATTGTTACACTCCCTAAAGTTATATCAAGTTGTCTTTCTCTATTTTCTTCTGATGGATTTTGTGGAACCATAGAAGCAACAGTTGTTGTTATACCATTTCCTGTAAACGATGATCTATTAACTTGAAAATCAAAATTACCTGGTAAAGAAACATTAACCACAGTTACTGCTGCACCACCTGAATCAACAATTGTATTATCATTGGGTGCAAAAGTTGGATTTAATGATTTCATAGTTTGTGGTTGTTGAAATCTTTGTGGTCTTGTATTTTGTAAAGCAATAGCATCTGCAGTGTTATATCTTCTTTGAATCTGTGGATGTTTAGGTTCAAATTCAGATATATGCACCAAAGATCCATTCCATTCTTTAACCATTTCATTATATGGAAAAGCTTGTCCAGATCTATCTGATATTGCTTGTGATTTATTTCCTGTAGCGTATTTTCCCATATTAACTTACCGATGGATAAAAAGTTTGTGGAGCTATAAATGTAGAAGCTCTTTGGCCATCCTCATCTAATGCTCTTTTTAATTCGTCTTCATATATTAATTTATTCTGTTGTACTAATGATGGAGCTTTTTTCATTGCTAAATAATAAGCAAGACCTGCACACATGCATGGTAAAAATCTATATGCAACATCTGCTTGATTTGTATAAGCTCCTGCATCTTCAACTCTATTAATAGAATAATATTTTAGATGAGTATATGTATTTAAATCTGGAGTAATATATAAAAATATTTTTGGTAAAGTTTCTCTTTTTACATAATATTGCGATGGTTGACCTGTTGCGCCTTTATTAGGTAATGCTGCATAAGCTGATCTATCTATTTTTGTAAGTGATACATCAGTTCTATCCCCAGTGTTGCTAGCAGATGTAGAAACAAAAGCTTCTAGTACATCGTTTGTATTTGTAGCTGTAGAATATTCAGCTTGTCCATTTACAAGTGCTATTGTATTTAATGTTACTTTCCAAAGATGAATACCTCTATTGCCCCATTCAGCAAATAATAAATTTAAACTTCTTCTTGCTGATCTTAGATCATAACCAGCGTTAGTAGATAGACCACATCTTTCATAACCTTCATCTATGATTTCATCTATATTTAAATCAAATGCTGTAGTTCCTGATGTTGCCATATTAGTTTAATTTTTTCTTTTTAAGTTTTCTATTCATCATAGCTTTTGCTTTTGTATTTAAACTTTTTGCATAATTAGCTAACCCTCTTCTTGTTTTTCTCATTTCTCTTACAATCGGTTTCTTACCAGCTTTTCTTGCACTAAGAATAACAAATTGTGTCATATCTACAAGTTTTTGACCTTTTGCTCTTTGAGTGTCTAATTTTTGTAAACCTCTCATAAATTTTTTATCTTTAAATGAAGCTCTACTTGGATCCATTTGAGGTGCCTTTTTGTATAATGCGGCTGTATCCTTCATAGCTTTTTTTCTAAACTGTTGATAAGGTTTTGATTTGACAGCTGCTTTTAAACCTTTTGTAAGTAATCCTCCAAGTAACATTTTTCTATACATTATTTATTTTTAAATCCTTTCAATAAGTTACCATAATATTTTTCGTAACTTTTATTGCTCATGTATTTTCCATCTATTTCAGAAGTTATATAACTTCCAATATATGGTTCTTCTTTCATTTTGGTGCCTGGAGCTTTTGATGTAGTCTCGCTAAACGCTGCTCTACCCATTGCTGCTTTGAATTTAATCTTCTGTTTGATAGCCATGTTTCTCCTTTTTGCGGTTGTACAACTTCTTGGATTGTATCACTTTTGGTTTGTAAGTTCTAGACCTTAGATTTTTAGCAATTGGATTAAACGATGTCTTTAGCTTTACCAATAATTGGTTTATATTTAGTTTTTCCTTCACTTTTGTAGGCCCATAGGTAAGATGCTCTTGGTGTTCCTTCAATCCAGCTTGCATGAATCCATCCGCTATTAGGCTCACCTGGAGTGTAGAACTCAAGGATTAGCTGATCTGGCTGAAGGTTAGATTTGATCCAATCAAAAAGTTCAGCGTTATCAACACCGATACATTCGAAGTCTGCGGCCTCAGCTTTAGCATGTTGTGAGTTTGAAGAACTACCTATAGCAATACATAATTCTACGCTACGGAACCCGCTGGTCACCTTAACTCTGCCGAAATGATCACGCACCGGTTGAAGTATATTTTCACATAATCCTTTTAATTTTTCTATTTGTTCTGCATTAGGATTATTATTAATACCCTTTCTGATTGCAGTATCTGATTTTGTAAGCTCTGATAAAGTAAAATTACGACTTAGGTTCATTTTTATCCTCCATTTGGTAAAACATATTGTCTGTATCCTCAGTCACCATTGTTGTATCTTCCGCATCCCAGTAAGTAGTTTGAACTTTATAATCTGGCCAACTGTTATCAACAGTGTAGCTATTAACATGCCACAAAAGGCGATTATTAGGCTGACCTGCAAAATTGCCGTTACTAAGAGCCAATATATGTGCACACTTGTGTTCTTGAGGTATTTCAGAATGCTCAGTATCAAGGATGTTAGTGTCTGGATGAGCCCAATCAATCGTGAATAAGTATTTTCCATGATAAAACTTTTTATCGATACCCATATATTTTCCATTTAAACCATCCAACCAATCAAAACAATGAACACTAGGCCAATAACTAAAACAATTCCATAATTCCAATTCTTGTACTGACATATCTGGAACTTGATATCTTTCAAACTCTTTTTGAAAAAACGCTGAGATAGGTAATCTCCAGTAACATGCACCATTTGGAAGCATAATGTTAAATAGTAAAGCACGACCTGAAATGGAAGTAAGACCAAAGATAACACAGTCACTACTTTGTTTTTTATATTTTTCGTCCATATCATAAAGATACTCTTTTCTTACTTTACAATATATTGGC